CGTGCAGTTTAAATACCCTTTTCGCTATCTCTTCTGCTTCTTTCTCTAATTTTTCGGCTCTTCTTTCTTGCCTTTTTGTTAGGCCATAATCACAAAAATATACATCTAAGCGGTGCAATTGCTTAGCAATTTCTCTAAGTTGGTCGTAGGCGTCAAAAAATCGTTGTAGTTTGGCTAAGTTCATATTTTTTCACCTCCTTTTGTTTTGTCTTTTAGCAACTTCTTTGCAGATTAATTCAATGGGTTTGTGAGAATTAAACTTAAGTGGTTTTTTAAGCAGTCTTTTAATTAGTTTTTTTATTTTTCGCATTTCGCTTTTCATATTTGATATTATTCGCTTTTAATTTATTATTGAATAATACTTTATATTGCCTTTATAATATCATATTGTATAACCTTGTCAAGAGGCAATTTTTCCCTACTTTATGGGATTTTTAAAACCAGTTTAAAACTGCTTGAGAGCTACCCCGCGACTCTAAAAAAGTCCAAAAACACAACCAAAACTAAAAATGATATAATAATAATAACAACTTATAACAACTTATGAGAAAACTTACTATAAGAGAAGCCAAATTCTTAAAGAATCTTAAGCAAGGCAAGAATCAAACTGAAAGCGCTATTTTAGCAGGTTATAGCCAAAAAACTGCAGGCGTAATAGCTTCACAATTGCTAAAAAAAAAGAAAATCATTTACGCCCTCAATCAAGCAGGACTAACTGATAAAGTTTTAGCTGAAAGTATCAAGAAAAACCTTGAAGCGGGCATTGGAGTAAAGGCTACAGCTGATACAAGCTTAAAAGCTACCGAGCTAGCCCTGAAGCTAAAAGGATATCTAGGCAATGAGGATAAACCTTCAACCTTTAATCAACTAAATGTCCAAATAAATGAGCTTAGGCAGTTATCTGATGAGGAATTAAAGGCTAAAATTAAAGAGCTAACAACTGAAATTGAAGCATTGCAGGCCAAAAAATAGGCAATACAAAACCCATAGTAAAATACCACTTGAGGCTAGAGGCAACAAAAATTCCGAGTTTTGCTAAAAAGCCATCTATCCCATAGTCAAGAGCTTTGTATTCTCAAAAACAAAGCCTAAAAGTTGATACTTATATCATCTCAAACAAAAAGCCCCCCTTAAAATTGATTTAGCAAAGCCACAAAAGGCTACTACTAGTGCTAGGTTTGGCCATTGAGTAATAGACAAGCCCGCGAGGTTTAAAGACAGACTATAGGCAAAAACCTAGCATTTAGAAGACACCCCTTCCACTATCATTTTTAAGTTTCCTTTAGTCTGCAAGTTCCGCCCCGTGCCTAAAAATAATCAAATTGCAGAACATACTTAGAGACACTTTAAAATACTATAGGGAAGGCTTTGGCTTTTGGCTTGAAAAAAACACAGACCCCCTATATACCCGATTTGAGTTGAATTGAGTTGAGGTCTTTCCTCTCTCCAATCCGCGATATATTTTCAAAATCCAAAATGGTATAATTATTTTATATGAAGTCAAAATCCGAAATCAAAACAGAGCAAGACGCAATACTTCTTGAAATAGGAAAAGAAGGAAAAGAAGGAGACAAAGCTTTCGGGCAATATGCAAAAGAAAAAGACAAAGAAAGCAAAAAGAAAAGAGACAAAGTTCTTGAACTAATTAACGACCAACCCAAAAAAGTAAAAACATATAACTCCTTCTTAGCAGATATTCTTTATCAGCGTCTTCATTATGTTGATTGGGAACCGGGCTGGAAATTCTATACGGGATTCACAGACAAAGGTGTTGTTATGGAACTTAAAAGTCCCGACAACAGGATTTTTAGGTCGGCGTTCAAACCAACAGCAGACCCAATTCTTGATTTAAACGCAATAGACAACTTTGCTTTAAGAGCAGAAAACATGGTCGATGCTTTTAGGTATAAGATAATAAAATAATAAGATAATAAAATAATAAAATGAAAGATGCCCTAATACAAAAGATAATAGAGCTCGAAGCACTTAAAAAAGAACTCCAGGCAAGAAAGCTGACCGAAGACTTATTTGAATTTAATAAAGTTGTTCTACAAGCAGAAACTCTTGGACCATTATCAGATTTCCACAAAGAAATGTGTGATTTTATAATGAAATCAGAAAAAAAGAAGAGGTTGATTCTTGTTCCCAGAGGCCACTTAAAAACAAGTCTTGTTACTATTGGATATTCTCTTTTAAGAATAGCCAAAGACCCCAATGTAAGAATTCTAATTGCCAATGCCACATATGACATGGCTTGCTCGTTTTTGGGTCAGATTAAGAAACACCTCCAAAACAACGAAACCTTTAGAAGTTTATATGGAGACTTAACCACAAATGCCAGCAAATGGTCTGAAAACATGATAACTATTCCAAAGCCAAAAGATTTTACAAAAAAAGAAGCAACGGTTACAGCTTATGGTATTGGAGGAAATCTTGTAAGCCAGCACTACGACTGTGTAATTCTTGATGATGTTGTTAACCGAGATTTGATAAACACAGAAGAACAGATTCAGAAGACAATTCTCTTTTACAAGGATGTTCTTGACTTGCTTGAACCAAATGGTGATGTTATCGTCTTGGGGACGAGATGGTCTGACAGCGACCTTTACGGATGGATACTTGATAAGACCTCTCCAGAAAAGATTTATGAATCGTTTGATGTCTTTTTGAGGCGAGCATATACTGGAAATCTTGAAACTGGGGAAAATTTGAAAATTTTGTATCCCCAGAAATTTACAAGGGAAATTCTTATTAGCCTTAAAAAGGAAAAGGGTCCAGTTGAATTTGCAAATCAATACTTAAACGACCCAATGCCATCAGAAGAGGCAAAATTCAAACCTCAGTGGTTTAAAACCATTCTTGAAGACGAATTAAGGTGGAGAGAGATAAATTATTTTACTATGGTTGACCCAGCCATTGGACAACTAAAAACATCAGACAAAACAGCCATAGTCACAATTGGCGTTGACCAATTCAATAATTGGTTTGTGGTAAATATAATCTGGGACAGACTTCTTCCAAATGAAATAATAAATCATATTTTTGCCAACTGGGAGCACTTTTACCCACGAAAGATAGGAATTGAAATGGTTGCTTACCAAAAATCCCTTCAGTATGCTATTGTTGATGAGATGCGTCGTAGAAATATTTTTTTACCTATTGTAGAATTAAAAGCAGATAGGAGTAAGCAAGAAAGAATAGAGGGCTTGATTCCAAGATATGCCAATGGAGCCATCTATCACTTGCGTCAATGTCCTTTTAGAGAAGAACTGGAAGATGAATTATTAAGATTCCCAAGGGGAAGGCATGACGATATTGTTGACGCTTTAGCTTATGGATTACAGATAGCAAGACAATCGGTAGCACCAAAGCCAAAGCCAAGAAGAGGTTCTAGTTATCTATACTAATATCTATACTAAAATGAAATCAAAATATGTAGTTTCTGGCAAAGAGCCAGACATAAGAAAAGTTTATAATCCTTCAGATAAGGAAAAGTCTGTATTGAAACACACCTATGAGCGTTATTATGAAATGAAGGAGGCCCGCTCCAAATTTGATAAGAATTGGGAAAAATGGGAAAAGCAATGGGAAGCATACAGAGAGCCAAGAGGCGAAAATGACTGGAAAAGTAACATTTATGTTCCAATCACAACCTCAATAATAGAGGCTGAATTATCAGAGATTATAAATCAGGAATTAAGACCATGGGTTTTGGCAAGAGGGGTTGAAGACGAAGCAAAGGCAATGATTATGAATGCAATTTTAAACTATACATGGGATGTTGCCAAAAGCGATGTCGCATTGTATTACATCATACGAGACGCTCTTATTTATGGGACTGGAATTGGAATGGAATATTACTGGAGAGAGCCAAGAAAAATAAAGGTTGACAATAAAGAAAAAACAGTTTTTGAGTATGACGATTGTTATCTTGAACCAGTAAGGATTTATGACTTCTTTGTTGATGAGAGAGCTAGAGACTTTACGGGACCATATGGTGCAAGAGATGCTATTAGAAGATATATCATGGATTATGATGATTTTAGGAACTTCTTTCAAGGTAAATGGGACCCAATGGGAAGAGCTTCCTTGGTGAAGTCGGGTGGTGATACTAATTATTACGAGTTCTTTAAGCCACCAGAAAGAATTGACAATTCTAGAGAAGTTGAGGTTTTGTGGTATTGGAATAAGCCAGACGATTTGCTTTCTATTGTTGCAAACGATGTCCAGATTTATATGGACCCAAATCCATATAAGCACAAACAACTTCCTTTTGTAAGAGCAATAGATATTCCAAGGGGTTCTCACTTTTATGGCAAAGGCGAAGCAGAACTTCTTGAAAGTCTTCAGGAAGAAATCAACACACTAAGAAGAATGATTATAGATAGAAATCATCTTGATATTGATAAACCAATTCTTGTTTCTGATACGCTGACGATTGAAGATGAAGATGTTATAACCAGACCGCACGGTGCTATTCCTGTTGGAGATGTTAATGCCGTTAAACCACTTGAATATTCTGATATTCCATTATCCGTTTTTAGGTCTCTTGAGATGTTAAACGATGACAAAATCAGAGTTACTGGAATGGACGAGCGTCAGCAATCTGTTTCAACAGCGGGAACAGCAACAGAAGCAGCTATTCTTAAAGAAGCAACTCTTAAAAGATTAAATCAAAAAATTTGGAGTTTTAAAAATAATACCATTGTTGACATAGGCAGATTAAGGGTCGCAAATATTATGCAATTTTACTCTGTTCCAAAACTTGAGGAAATAATTGGAGAAGAAATGTTAGCAAAAGCGGAAGAAAGGGGTCTTGTGATTGAAAAAGATGGAACAAAGTATATGAAGACATACAGAAATATAAGATTAACTAATCAGCAAGTTGAGATTGATGAGAAAACTGGTCAGCCAGTTATTAAACCAGCAAAAGGCATTACTTTCTTTGAGGCTTTGCCTGATTTTTTTATGCCCAGCCGTGGTGGTTATGATGTTGTCTATAAAGCCACAAGCTCTATGCCTGTTTCAAAACCATTGCAACAGCAAAAAGCAGATGAAATGTATGATAGGTTAATAGGTAATCCAACGGTTGACCCGTGGAAACTGGCAGAATATCTTCTTAAAAGTAGAGAAGAAGACCCAGACAATTTCAAGGTTCAGCAACAACCCAAGGAAGACACAAACACGATTCTAAAGCAAATGGTTGATTTGGCTGGAATAGAAAATGAAGAAATGATTAAAGGAAATGAAATTCCACCAACCCCATACGCGTCTCCAATTCATACTGAACTTCATGTTGAATTTATGAAATCTGAAAGATTCAAAAAAGATGTTCCTCCAGATGACACCAATATAATCCAAATCTTCACTAATCACATTACTGGTGAGATTGTAGCTCAAAATATGAGAGAGTCAGGAGGAGGACAAATGAGGGTTGAAATGCCAACAGGCGAAGGTGGTCAGACCCAGATGCCAGGAGGACAAATGGGAATGGGTGATGTTATTCCAGGAAGAATGGCTGGAGCCGAGATGCCAACAGGAATAGAAGGAGCAAACAGCGGAGTTCAAGTTGGTAGGAAGGTATGAAAAAGAAACAAAAACTAGTTAAACTAATGGGTTCTGATAAAGAGGGACTTAGAAAAATAGCTCTGTCACCAGAATTTGTTGTTTTAGAAAGACTTTTAAAAATAGAGGAACAAAATATTATTATTCAGAGCTTCAAGGTTCCTTCTTCAGACCCAGAAATTGCAAGAAAGAAAGCGCACTTTGAAGGAAGAGTATATGAATTAAGAAAGATGATGAGAACTTTTGAGGAATCTTTGAAAGAAGATGAATGATTTAATCGCTTTAATTACAGACGCCCTAAAGAGAGAGGGTATTTATAGTCCTGAAGTCCTTGCTTATGCTCTTGCAACAATAAAGTATGAGACAGGTGGGACCATGCGTCCTATTCCTGAATACGGAGGACCTAGTAATGCAAGAAGATTTGGATATTCTGGAGGAGAAAAATATTATGGTAGAGGATATATACAACTAACTCATGATTATAACTACAAGCAGATGGGAAGAAGAATTGGTCTTGGAGATGCCCTTTACAAAAACCCAGATTTAGCTCTTAACCCAGAAATTTCAGCAAGAATACTTGCTGCATTTTTCAAAGATAGGGGTGTTGCTAAAAAAGTTATGGAAGGAGACATTGTTGGAGCAAGGAGACAAATTAATCCTGACAATAAAGGTCGTTTAATAGCCAATTATGCAAAACAATTCTTGCCTCTAGTTGTTAATGCTTCTTCACAATCCTCTCAACAACCGTCTCAACAATCTTCTCAACCCCAAACTATTACTTTTGAAACTCCCAAACCGACTCCCCAACCTTCTTTTATACAAAAAATACAAAATGCAATAAAATCTATCTTACCTCAAAAGACTTCATATTCTCCATCAACACCGACATATTATACTGTTAAGCCTGGTGATACTCTTTCAAAAATAGCTCAACAGTATTATGCCAATCCAATGCTTTATAACAAGATTAGTGGTTATAGAAGTGAAAATCCTAATCTGATTTATCCATGGGAGAAACTTAAAATAGCCTAAAATGCCATTTAAGAAAGTCGGTCCAAACAAATATAGAAGTCCAAGTGGAAGAATCTTTACCAAGAAGCAGGTTCGTCTATATTATGCTAGTGGTGGAACGTTTAAAAGGACAAGAAGAACAAAAAGGTCAAAACGAAGGTCAAGTAGAAAAACTTGACAAGATAGTGTATTATTAAATTGCATACCTTATGGACAATTCTATCTTTTGATAGAACCCTAAGATAATATGGAAAACAATCAACAGGATAAAGCCCCTTCTGTTAACTCCGCAGAAGATACGGCAAACAAGGAGCAGGCTCTTGATAATTCTATAGAGGCTTTAACTGGCGGTAAATTTAAGTCAGTTGAAGAGTTAGCTAAGGCTTATAAGGAAGCTGAAAGCAAAATAGGCGAACAGGGTGAAGAGTTAAGTCAAGCTAGAGAATTTGTATCAATAGCCCAGCCTGTGTTTGACGTTATCAGAGAAGACCCAGAATTATTTAAATCAATAGATGAAAGACTTAGAGGTTCAAAACCAGCTGAAAACGGAAAAGCTGAAAAAACTGAAAAGGACGAGGTAACTCAAGATGATATTCGTGCTACAACCAGAGAAATTATCATAGATGGTTTTGAAAATAAGCACAATTTCAAGAAGTTGCCTGCCAGTGAGCAAAAATTACTTAGAAACGCAATAGGCGATGTAATTTTTGAGCTCACGGGCACGAGCTATGACAAAGTTGACTTGCGTCGTCTTGGCTCTGTCCTAGAGAATGCTTATATTTTGGCGAAAAATAGAATAAAAGACAAGTCGACGTTGGACGCTCTAGAAGAGGCAGAGAAATCCCAGGAAGGGTCTATATCATCTATCCCGTCGTCGGGCGAGAAAAGTGGTGAGACCCTAACTCCAGAAGAGGCACGGGTAGCCGAAAAGCTAGGGCTTACCAGAGACCAATACTTATCTGGTAAAAAATAATCTCCAACAAAGGGTGGCTAACAGGGAGGAGTAAATATGGCATATTCTTCTGGTATAAAGGGTTTTTGGTATAAGAAAAACCTTAAACCAGGCGTGTCTAAGCCAGCAACTCTTAGAGTTCCTTTAGCCAATAGTGCGGGTCCTTTAACCATCGGGGACGTTGTCCAGTGGACTAATGGTTATCTGACTATTGCGGCAACTGGGGAATCAATCCTTGGAGTACTCGTTGGCTTTTGCTTGGAAGATGGCGAGAACGTTTTCAAAAGCAAAAGAAGTCACGGAGCAACTCTTTCTGGAGACGATACCCTGACTGCTGCTTCTGATAACCAGACAAGAGATGTCAGAGTCTTTGGAGAGGTCATTATTGATGAAGACGCTCTCTTTTTGAACAAAGCTGATAGCTCATTGTCTCAGGCTGAGGTTGGTCTTTATTTTGACACAACTTCAGCTTCTGACCAGATAACTGGTACTGGAAGTGCAAGCATCTCACAGTTCCAGCTCGTTGAGTTGGTGACTGTTGATGATGAAGGAAATTCTGCTAACGACCTTGGTCTTTTCAGAATTTCACAGTCCCAGCTTGGTTGGGCGGCATCATAACATATGGCATTAAAAAGCAATTTCGGTGACCTGTTGGAACCAGGGCTTAGGAAAATCTTCGATGATACTTATGAAGAAATTCCTGAAGTCTATAGTTCCATTTTCAGGGTCAACGATTCCAATGTCGATGTTGAAAGGGATTCTGCTGTAACTGGTTTCTCTCTTCTAGAGGAAACTGGCGAAGGCGAGCCAATTCAGTATGAGGACCCAGTCCAAATGTACGATGTATCTTATGTGCATCGTAAGTACACTAAAGGCTTTAAGGTCTCAGAGGAGTTGGTTGAAGACGATAGATATAATGTCATCCGTAAGAAACCCGCTGCTTTAGCCAGGGCTGCTCGCAGAACAGCAGAATATCTTGCTGCAGAAGTTCTGAATAACGGATTTTCGTCAGGTGTTGGTGGAGACGGAAAATATCTATTTTCTGTTTCACATCCAAGGGCTGATGGTGGCACAGCTCAGAGCAATGCTTCTGGGTCTGGAATTCCATTAACCGAGACAAATCTTAACACAGGACTTCTTGCTATGAGGTCGCAGCTTGATGATAAGGGTATGAAAATCGGTGTTAAAGCCGATACTCTTATTGTCCCTCCTGCACTTCATAAGCTGGCTGTCGAGATTACCAATTCCTCAATGAAATCTGGTACCGCTGATAATGATTTGAATTATTATAACGGTATGTTGAAAGTAATTGATTGGGATTGGTTGAGCAGTAATACTGCTTGGTTCTTGTTGGACTCATCTGTCCACCAGTTGAATTATTTCTGGAGAGTGAGACCCGAATTCAAGCAGGACAATTCCTTCGACACAGGAATGGCGCTCTTCAAGACGAGGATGCGCTGCTCCATGGGTTGGAGTGACTGGCGTGGTATCTGGGGCTCGAAGGGTGACGGAAATAGCTACACGTCCTAACCCTTTTGTAAGTGGGGTTGGGGTGGCGACCCTACAAAAGAAGTAGCATCTACTAACCCAAGCCAAAGTATTGTAAGGAGCAAGTTAGCAAGAGCTACCCACCAGTTTGACACTTTTTTTATTGTGTTTTAGAATAAAAAAGATGGTAACACATTTTTCAGGAAAAGTAGGGGGTAAAACCCATAAGATAAGAACTAGGCAAGTAAGACCAACAAGTCCTACTCCTATTGCTGGTGATATTTATTTCGACACTGCCACCAGCACTCTTTATATTTATGATGGAACACAGTGGTGGGGTACTGAAGTTGCAACATCAACTTCTACATCAACAACTTCCACCTCTACTTCTACAACATCAACATCTAGTTCGACATCAACAACCGTTTCTACATCATCTAGTTCAAGCACATCAAGCACAAGTTCAAGTACATCAACATCAACCACGACATCTACAAGTACAAGCACATCAAGTACGAGTACAAGCACATCAAGTACGAGTACAAGCACATCAAGTACATCAACATCGTCAACAACATCAACATCGACTAGTACATCAACAACATAGTAAAATATAGATATGGGAATAACACATTTGAACATACATACAGGCAAGACTAAAAAATGGAGGGTTGAATCTGAACCGCCAATCGACCCGACACCGTCGTCTGGAGATTTGTATATTGATAAGACATCTGGCAAAGAAGCTATTGGAATATATTGTGTTAATGGGTGGGTTTATATTAGTTTAGCAAAATGACAAACTTTTCAGAATTACGTTCACAAGCAATGCAGGTAGATGTTCTTGACTCCGCACCGACGGGGGATGATTTATATGAAGGAAGAACATATTTTGATACATCTACTGGAAGGTTATATGTTTATTTAAATTCTGAATGGAGATATGTTCAGTTGACATCAACAAGTACGAGCACAACATCCACATCAACTAGTTCAACATCAACTAGTTCAACATCAACTAGTTCAACATCAACATCCACATCAACCAGCACATCAACTAGCAGTTCTACATCTACTAGCACAACATTGCTATAATAAAGCAATAAAGCAATAAAGCAATATGAAAATAATAAAGAACATAGAAAAGAAGGAATTGAGATTTCAATTTGAGGGTTATGAGTATAGATTTGAACCAGAAAAGCCTCTTCAAGTGGAAGACGATTTATACAATTATTTGAAGGAAATAGTTCCTCTTGCTTTTGATTGGGAAGCAAAACCCCCAAAAAGCGGAGTGGTTGCCAAAGCCCCAAGAGTAAAGTTTAAACCTAATTTTCCAGGAGCCAAATTTGGAATAAGAGAGGGGCACCAATCATTGTCGACAGACGGACTTCCTGCTAGTGGAATTATGGATAGAGATGGTGTAGAATGGTATGGAGCAGGAATAGAGGTAGATAACCCATGATTCAAAAGAAAAATATATACAAAGAGGATGTCTCTGCGACGGGTGAGGTTATTATAAATCACCCATGTGTGGTTTTTTCTATTGTTGGTTCAATGGAAACAGATGGAGACGCAGTTATCAATATAGCTGATAATGCTTCTTCATACACACAGGCTACAAGGATAGAACAGATTTGTCTGACTAATGAACAGCACACGGTGCAATTAACATATCCAGGCGGTAAGAATTTTACCGCGGGCATTTCCGCTATTACTAATAAAAGCGGGGTGGATTTGTCAATAACATACGAGTAATTTGGTTGGATTAACCAAGAATGAAAAAAGTTTGTATTCTAACAAACTTTGGTTCTTACTCGGAAGCGTATAGCTTAAACCGAGTGGTAATGAACCAGATAAGAATGCTTGTCGATGGGGGCTATAAGCCCGTTGTAATTGTTGGTGAACACTTCAAACCGATAAAAGACTATGCAGACCCCAATGTTGAATTAAGAAGAATACCAGACGTTCCCGTCTCAAACACTGTTGAAATGGATTCTACTTTTGAGCAGGATATTGTTGCTCTAGAAAGTGCCTTGTCAGAAGCCCTTGAAGGTGTTGATGTTGTAATAACACATGATATTATTTATCAGCCAGCATGCGTTAAACACTTGGTAGCATCAAAAAGAATCGCTCAAAGAAGACCAGAATTAAGATGGCTTCATTGGATTCATTCTGCAACATCTCCATATACATTGCAAAATTTAAGACCAATCTTTGTTGATGAATATACAAAAATAATATCCGAGAAATTTCCAAACAGTTTTTATGTGTTTTTCAATCACTATTCTATTCCAAGGATTGCAAACAATTTTCAGATTGATGAGGCGGATGTAAAGATTGTCCACCACCCGACTGATATTAAAGCTTTTTATAAGATAGAAGACGATAGCTGGGAAATTATTAAAAAGCACAGAATTTTAGAAAAAGATGTTATTTGCACATACGCAATAAGACTTGACAGAGGGAAACAGGTTGAACATGTTATCAAGATTGTTGCCGCATTAAAGAGGCTTGGAAATTCGGTCAGTCTTTGTATATTTGATTTTCATTCAACTGGTGGAGACAAGGTTGCTTATAGGAATGAATTAAAAGCGATAGCAAGAGATTGGGATGTAGAGAAAGAAGTTATATGGATGTCTGAACAAAAAGCATCTTGGAATGTAGAAGTTCCATATGCTAATGTTTCCGACTTTTTTAGAATTAGCAATGTATTTGTAATGCCGTCTGTATCAGAAAGCTATTCTCTTATTACACAAGAGGCTGGTTTAAGTGGTGTAGCCATGGTTGTAAACAGAGATTTTCCACCCTTCCGTGACATATTTAGTTGGATGCCATATCAATATCCATTTTCATCTAATATTAACGCTATTACTGGTCTTGATGGAGATACAAAGACAGAAATTCATGATGAGAAACAGTTTTATCTTGATATAGCCAGAGTGTTACAATATGAGCTTAAACATAATAGGGTTTTGGCTCAAAAAACATTTTTGAGAAAAGAAAGAAACCTTGATGCTGTTTTTAGAAACGAACTTGAGCCACTAATCAATTTCGAACCATGGAAGACGCAGTAGTAATTGGTGGAATGGGAATTGTTGGACAGGCTACTAGAAAAGCCTTGCAGATTCCGTGGTATTTTGACACCAAAGAGAGCAACTTATCATTAGAAGAGGCTGCTAAAAAACAATTTGTTTTCTTTTGCACACCAACCCCAACTGATAGCAAAGGACAACAAAAGGGAATAGACATAATAGACGATTATATTAAACAAATTAAAGAATATGGCGGAAGAAACATTTTTGTTATCAGGTCAACTGTGCTTCCTGGAACAGCGAGGCACCTTGCTGAAAAATACGATGTTATGGTTGCCAGCAATCCAGAGTTTTTAACAGAAAAAACATGGGAATACGATGCTGTTAATCCAAAAATGATTGTAATTGGCGCAGACGATGTGCCAACAAGAATTGCTGTAACCAATCTTTACAAAAAATTCAAAATTAAAAACTTTGTTGTTACTGACACGGTAACAGCCGAAATGATTAAATATGCTTTCAATATGTGGTTTGTAACCAAAATTATTTATGCTAACCAGATTTATGATATTTGTCAGATTAATGGAGCAAAATATAACACGATTAAAGAAGCATTGTATAAACACCCGTGGGGAACGCACCACCATCTAAAGCCTATTCACAAAGGAGGTCGGGGTGGCGGTGGAAGATGTTTTCCAAAGGATTTGGCTGCTTTCACAAAGTATTCAAATCTTGAGTTCTTTAAGACAATAGAAAAATTAAACAAGGAATATCTTGAATCAACACACAAAGAATGAAATTTAGCATTTGTACACCAATAACATTTGACAGAGAAAGTCCAGACCAGAAAATGCCTAGGTATAAGATGTTTTTAAGGTGTGCCAACTCAGTCTTTACCCAGACTTTTTCTGATTGGGAGTGGGTTATTGCTGATGATATATGCAACCCACCAGTTGAGGTTGTTCTTGAAGAAATAGATAGCTGGTGGAAGCCTCGTGGACTTCAAGTTAAAATAGTAAGATTGCCACAGAAATCTGGAAGAATTGTAGCCAGAAATGCTGCCATGAGTGCTTCAAGCGGGGATTGGATTACATGGCTTGATGGAGATGATGAGTATGCTTCTACCTATCTTGAAATAATAGACGAAGCAACTAAGATTTATCCAGATTATAAGGTCTTTAACTTTAATCACCTTGTGTTTAACTATAACTATAAACCTTATATTAGAGAATTTATAGACATGGAAAAACAGGGAGATGCTCCATTTAGAGCTGGTGTGGTTGGTGCTGGGTCTTTTGTTTTTCATAGAGATGTCTACAAAGATATTGGCAACCTTCCAGAGCTAAATCTTTGGGAATTTGCACACGACTTTTTTGAAAAATTTCCAGAAGTGAAACCATTTTACTGGGATGAAAGCAAAAAGTCTTACCACAGTCTGGGAAATCCATGGGGTGAGGATTATGCTTACTTTTATATGATTACTAGAAAATACAAATCAAAACATCTTGATGTCGCTCCCTATTTTGTACACGATAGGTGGGGACATCATCTTCCAGGAGCAGAAGAATTTTCTGATAAGCAAGGAGCCACGCCACAATGGGACAGCAAAAACCAATAGACATTGTTATTACAACATGGAAGAGAGAGTGGATGACAAAACTGTGTTTAAAAGCATTAAGAAACAACACACAAACTCCCCATAGGATTATATTGATAGACAATGGAAGCGACAAAGAATCCCAAAAGGAGTACTTAGATGTAGATATTTATGTAAAATTAGACAAGAATTATGGTCTTGAATATGCCAAAAATCTTGGAATGAAGTTTGTTGAAAGCGAATTATTTATTTCAACCGATAATGACATTCTAGTTTACAAATATGAACCAGACTGGCTCTCAAGGCTGATTGATTTAATGAATCGCCATCAAGATTATGGTGCAATAGCATTAAGACCACAAATATTAGTTGGAACAGGAAATATATTTGAAAATGCAGCTGAAGAAATTGTTGAATTTAGCCATGTTCCTGGATATGCAAGAATTATGAGAACAAATGTTGTCAATGAAACTGGGGCATGGAATGACAAAAGACCTCTTAGGGGACACGAGGAAATGTGGATTAGTGAAAGATTAAGAGAAAGGGGATGGAAGGTCGGCTGGGCTAGAGACATTAAGTGCTGGCATTTATTTGGACAAGAAGATACCGATGAGTGGGGATATCCTAAAGGAATGAAACCAGAAGAGCATGGTCATAATCCAGTTTATCCAATGCCAAAAAACGACATAGAAACAATTAGAAGGGAGGTTGGTATATGGGATATTCAATAGATGCCAGATGGTCAAGTGAAATGGACGGGCAGACCAAGTTGCACAGATTTAGATATCATCTAGCTAGGGGATTTGTTGAACCCGGCGATAATGTGGTGGATATTGGTTGCGGACAGGGGTATGGAACCGAGATTTTGGCTGGTGTTGCTGGTTATGTTACTGGAATTGATATTGACTTGAATCAGATATTGAAAAACTCTGAAACCTACAAACTGAAAAACGCTAGATTTATTTACAGAAATGTTGAAAAAAACAATATTCCAAGTTGCGATGTTGCTGTTGCTTTTGAGGTTATAGAACATCTTTACAATCCAAAATCTGTAGTAGAAAAGATAAAAAGGAAAACAAAAAAATGGATTATTGCTTCGGTCCCTATTGGGGAAACTGTTGAAATGATTGATGGCAAGCCTGTTGTTATTGGAGATTCAACCCATCATTCCGCTTTTCCCACAGAAGAATCTTTTAAGTCTATGTTTGTTGGCGAAAAATGGAAGGAGTTTTTTTCATTCAGAAGCGAAGTTACTCTTATTTGTGTTTTTTATAACAAAGATGGATTTTCTTACTAATATCACCACCATACCAAAAAAAGAGCTTCTGGTTTTACATAATGAAGCTAGAAAGGTAGATGGCACGATAGTTGACATTGGTACCGCTAACGGGGGTTCTGCGTTTACAATGGCTCTAGCGAGCCCAAAATCAACTGTATGGACAATAGACCCAAGTGTTGGTCCATTGTTTTTTTCTGAACGCGAAAGACTGGGTCTTGAAGAAAGAGTTAGACTTATAGCAAAAACATCAAACGAAGCTTCCAACAATTGGAACAAGAGAATTGACCTTCTTTTTATTGACGGACTTCATACATTAAGAGGAATTATTGATGATATTAATAACTGGGCTCCATTTACAGATGGACACATACTGCTTCATGATTATTACTGGTATGGAGATTTGGTTCAAAGGGCAATAGATAAAGCAAGTGTCAGACTTGAAATTCTTGACATACCATTTGGTCTGCACAGCGGCAAGCCTGTTGGAATAGCAATTACTAGACGAATATGAATATTATAATTAGACACGATGATTTTGATTTTAGACTTCAACCGCAAGTCTATATTGAAAATCATGAGAAATTTATTAAAGCAAATCTCATAGAAACGGCTGTTATTCAGGTTACTCAGGACGGCAGACTTCCAAACATTGACCCATATCTTGTTAGTTATATGAAGAAGTCAACCCACTGGAATATACAACTTCATGGGTGGGACCACCTAGAATATGATAAAATGCCATACGACCAAATTATCAAAGATTTGGGGGCGGCAATACAATGGATTGAAACTGTGTTTGAAAAAAGACCATATATATGGTTTCCGCCATGGAATAGGAGAAATGAAACAATGGAAAAAGCAGCAAGTTTCTTTAATCTTATCATTGACAACGAAAGTAACGACATTAGAAAGTTTATAAGAGATATGGAAGCTGGTAGTTTTGATGGTCATTCTGTTTATTTTCATCTTTGGAATGGAAGCGAGGCTGAATTAGTAGATAGAATGATTGAACTATGCAAGTAGGAGATTTATCTAGAACATCAAAAGGAAGGTTTTTTATCAACACTGTTCTTTTACCAAGGCTTGCTTCAAGATTAAAAGAAGGAAGCAGGGTGTTGTTTGTCGGAACAGACACCAACTGGGATTATAAATCCCTTTTTTTCAATCCGTCAATTTTAACCAATTTTGAAACAATGGATATTAAGGAGTCGCTTAAACCAGATATTGTTGGGGATATTTCTAATTGTCCACAAATAGCCGACAACACTTATGATTTTGTGATACTTATTGGAGTTTATGAATTTGTTAATGATAAGCCAGCCATGTTTAGAGAAATACACAGAATATTAAAACCAGATGGATTTGCACTATTATCTCTTCCAGGAAGGGGTTATTATGAAAGTCAAAATAATCATGTAGAGCCGTGGGAAGTGTGGGAAAAAATCAAGCCATTAAAAGTCAAAGAATTATATGTAATTGAAGACACACCAACCAAACCGCCAAGTTCAGTTCATGTTGTGGCTATAAGAGAAGATGCTGTTTGTTGAATATGAAAATACTTGTATTTGACAGCTGGAATGGAAAGTTTTCAAGACAACTTATTGACCATTGGACAGCTATTGGACACGAAGTTGTTTTTAATGGCAGTTATGATGAAAAAGCTGATATAGCTTTCTGGTATCAAGCCGATAATGCCTGTGTTGAAGGTGTAAATAAGGTAGATGTTGCTAGAAAGTATGTTCAGTTTGTTGATATAGAAGTCTGGGCTGGACAAGCTTCTGCTGTTCCTTGGGAGAATGTTAACGGAGCTATTTATATGGCAAAGCATATAGGGGAAATAGTTGATACAAAAGGAATTCCGACCAGAATGATAAAACCTGGAATTGACTTAAACAAATTTACTCTCAAAGAACCACAGGAAGAAACTCCAGTAAGAAGAATAGCCTATGTGGTTGGAAATGGAAGGATTTGGGATGTTAAGAGGCTTGATATAGCTCTTCAAATTTTATATGACATCAGAAAGTTAAAACCAGAATATATCTGGCAACTTCATATCAGAGGAACATATTCAAGCCATGAACAATACAATGCTTATTGCCGTCATCTTCAGAAAGACTTGAAATTAGATGATTTTGTTATCTGGCACGAAGACAGAGTAGAAGACATGAATCAGTGGCTTGAGGATAAAGATTATTTTCTCCTTCCAAGTATCAAAGAAGCATTCAGTTTTGCAACCGCTGAGGCTATGGCTAAAGGAATAAAGCCTATTATTAACAATTGGCAATCAGCAAAAGAAACATGGGGAAAATTTGTATGTAATTCTTATCTTGAAATGCTTGAAAGACTTTGTGAAGATACTTATGAACCGATTGAATATCGTAAATATATTGAAGACAATTATTCTCAAGAAAGATATTTTAAGGAAATAGATAATTTTGTTCTGGAGGGGGGTGAAACAATCATGAGTATTTGGGACGATACACCAGTTGAACAACCAGAGCAGAAAATAGAAGAAACTGGTTTTAAAGGACTTCCCGTAAGAGCTGGCGATGATAAAATCTGGCTATTAAAAGGTGGCAAGAAAAGATGGGTTACAACTGCCGAAGCCTATGAAAAGATTGGTTTTAAATTCGGAGATGAAAGAGAAATAGACAAAGAAACTCTTGATGTTATACCAGAGGGTGAACCAATATCATGAGAGAGGTTACCTACATAATAACACCAATTCATGAAAAGTTTATCTATCGGTTTGTCTACACATTGTATAAGTTTTCCAAACCCGACAGCTTCTTTTTGATTTTAATAGACCAGATAAAAAATGGTATTTCAAAAGAATTATGGCTCAAAATTAAAGACAAAGTTCATCTTTACATTCACCCAAGAAGAAATCTTGGTTATGCTAAAGCAATGAATACGGGAATTGTTTTGGCTCTTCATCAGGGAACTCCCCTAATTTGTCCAAGCAATGATGACATAGAAATTATGGATTCGCGCTGGATGGACGGCATCTATGAAACATTTAAGATGGACAAAAGAATTATGGGGGTTTGTCCCATGAATCCACGGGTTCCAGGTTGGGGTTATGGTGTTAATTATAATCCAGAACTCTTGCCGTACAAGGAAGAATACACCAAAGAGGAATATGATTATCTGCTGTCAGGAGATTTCACTAATTATCAAGGTCAGCTCCCCGATACTTTTCCAAGAAAGATAAAGGGTCAGATAATAGATGGAGCTATATTTATAATGCCTTATTTCAAAAGAGAATTGTTTGAGGAAATAGGTCTTTTTGATGAAAGGTTCTATCCAGGCTCAGGCGAAGATATGGATATGATGGCAAGAGCTTATCAGAAAGGATATAGAATAGTTGCTACATCAAAAAGTTGGGTTTGGCACCATTTAAGCAAATCAAAAGATTTATATTCTTCGGGTGAACTTGAAGACCCGTATTACAAAAGCAGACCCTACTGGAATAATATGGGCGAATTGTGGACAGAAGGACACGACCCATGGGGTTATAAGGTTGAAAACGGAAAAAAGATTTTGCTTCCAAGAACCCAAGAAATTTATGTTGATGAACTATAGGCAATAAATGCATCAACTTCTTATTTGGTTTATAATTAAGTCAAGTAAACTAATATGGCGACATTTTATCTTGATTATGTAAATGGAAACGATTCTAATAATGGTTCCAGCTGGGCTTTGGCTTGGAAAACTATCACCAGTGGTGCTACGGCAGCGAGAATTGCTCCGGGTGATGTTATTAGAATTGCTAAAAGTCCAGCTCCGACTTCAATAGGAAATGCCACTTGGACTAATCTTTCTAAGACTGTAACTTTAGCCACAGCTCAAACTCAAACCATAGAACTTTGTGAATCGGCTTGGACCGCTTCAGCTAATGTTACGGCCACTGCTTCAACAGCAAGAAAAGAAGGTTATTATTCTGCTTCTCTTGCTATTGAAGATGCTTTTACGACTGGTAAAGTTGCTTATAAATCCTTTTCTGCCTTAGATTTGTCAAGCTATCAAAAAATTAGTTTTTGGATACAAAACACTGCGACAATTACCGCTAATTACTTAAAAGTTGTTCTTTGTTCTGATACGTCTGGAAACACGATTGTAGATACTTTTTATATCCCAGCCATACCATCTATATACAAGTGGTTGCCTTTAACTATTGCTAGAAATGGCGGTGGAAATTTAGGTTCTTTTATCCGGTCAATAGCTGTTTATGCTGACACTGACCCAGGCACAATAATACTTTACTTAGATGATTTTATTGCTTGCACGACAGATGGTCTTAATCTTCAGAGTTTGATTTCTAAAAATTCCGCTGAGCAGGGTGGGATGGAAGGTTGGTATGGAATACAAAGTATAGATGGGACAACTATTTTGTTGGATAATGGAATAAATAACGGTCCCGATTCTGGTATGGGGTATTCAGGGACAACTGAAACTGTAACAACCTACAAGAGAGAGACAATAAAAACTGCTTTAGCTTCAAGTGATTACGCTGTCCAAGAGATTCAAGATAGTGGAACTTCAGGAAGCAATATAGAATTTCAAGGTGGTTGGAATACATCTACCAATCAACAAGATGGAGAAACATTTTTTGATGGGTTAAATGGGAGTGGTTATGGACTTTACTTATCATTAAAAAGTTATACTACCTTGAATTATCTTAATTTTTGTCGTTATAATTATGGAGTTTATTATTACGACAGTAGTAATAACACTATAACTACCCTTTCAAATGCTAATAATAATGATGATTGTGGAGTTTATTATGGAGATAGCAATAACAATACTATAATTACCCTTTCAAATGCTAATAATAATTATTGCGGAGTTTATTATTACGACAGTAGTAATAACACTATAACTACCCTTTCAAATGCTAATAATAATGGTTGCGGAGTTTATTATTACGACAGTAGTAATAACACTATAACTACCCTTTCAAATGCTAATAATAATGATTGCGGAGTTTATTATTACGACAGTAGTAATAACACTATAATTACCCTTTCAAATGCTAATAATAATTATTGCGGAGTTTATTATTACGACAGTAGTAATAACACTATAACTACCCTTTCAAATGCTAATAATAATGATTATTATGGAGTTTATTATGAAAAAAGTTATAATAATATTATCAAATCTTTATCTACTTCAGGAAACGAAGTATCGGGAATTTACAACGACATCGGAACAAACTATCTTTTCAATGCCTCAATTGGGGAAACAACAGAAATTGATGGTCTTTTTGATTTTGCTAATTCAAGAATTTTTTCTCATAATCACGACCAAACTTCTGGTTATTACAAAATCTTTACAGATGGCGGTTTAATCCAATCTACCACATCTGTAAGACATACCGCCTCAGGTATTGCTTGGCAGTTATCACCTACTTCTACTAATAGAAGTTCAAGTTATCCTCTTAATTTAGTTATCGCAAGAATAGCTTGTTCTGCCAATAATCAAGTAACAGTTAAGGCTTGGTTTAGAAGAGATAATACTGGAATTACAGGGAGACTGATTTGTAAGGGGAAACAAATTGCTGGTGTAGATAGTGATGTTTATGCTGATATGACAGCGGCGGCTAATACTTGGGAGGAATTAACTATTAACTTTACGCCGACTGAAGCTGGTGTAGTAGAAATAGAAGCACAAGCTTGGGGTGGGACGTCTTATTCTGTTTATGTTGATGATATGACTATTAGTCAGGCATAAATATGACAAATTACGCATATAAAGAAACAATAGAAAAATTCAAAGATATGGCTGGCAAGTGGCAGGTCAGGGTTCTTGTTGCCGATAACGAGGCTATCTTTTTGAAATTTGACCACGACCCAACTGTAGATGAAGTTAAAACTGAAGTGACTAAATATATTAAAAATTTGGCAAGGCAAAAGTCTGAAGAACTGAAAATGATTGATGAGCAGATAAATAGATTACAGGAAAGGAAAAAAGTTTTAGAACAAGAAATCTCCGAGCCATTAGGCTAATCTCCTAACGCTTCGGAGATGAAAGCCTATGGCACTACCGACACCAGACCAACTAAAAACATTAGATTACGCCTACAAAGCACAACCTTTTTGTGGGGTTCCTGCAAAATCTTCTATTGATTTACAAACAATGGATTATGCTTATAAGGCACAACCATTCGTGGCAAACACAACGGCTGGAGCAACAACCACCACTTCTTCATCTACTTCTTCATCAAGTAGTACAAGCTCTACCAGCAGTTCAACGTCTACAACTAGTACTTCTTCAAGTACATCTACATCAACAACATCAACTTCCAGTTCAACCTCGACAACATCAACTTCCAGTTCTACTAGTACTAGTTCAACATCTAGTTCTACTTCAACAACTAGTACATCAACTAGTACAACAAGTACTTCTTCCAGCTCATCAACATCTACGACCAGTACTTCTTCAAGTACATCTACTTCTACTACATCTACCAGTAGTTCCACTTCGAGTACATCAAGTTCCTCAAGCACGAGCACGACAAGTACCAGTTCTTCAACTAGTTCAACGAGTTCTTCTTCCTCAACTTCATCAACTTCATCTAGTTCAAGTACAAGTACGACAAGCACGTCAACATCTACATCTACTTCAACAACATCTACTTCTAGTTCAACATCAACAACATCTACTTCTAGCTCAACTTCGACAACTAGTACATCAAGTAGTACAAGCACCTCGTCAACTAGTAGTTCTACGAGCACCACTTCTACCAGTAGTTCGACATCTACCACAAGCACATCTACATCTACTACCTCAACCTCTAGTTCTACCAGTACTAGTTCGACGTCTAGTTCAACCTCAACAACCAGTACATCAAGTAGTTCAAGTACTTCCAGCACCAGCAGTTCTACAAGTACTACTTCTACTAGTAGTTCAACATCAACCTCAACCTCGACAACTTCAAGTTCAACATCAACATCTACAAGTACAACTTCTACCAGTAGTTCAACATCTACTTCCACTACATCTACCAGTAGTTCAACATCTACATCTACATCAACCACATCAACTTCTAGCTCAACCTCAACAACTAGTACATCTACATCTACTTCTAGTTCAACATCAACAACTAGTACATCTACATCTACTTCTAGTTCAACATCAACATCTACAAGTACAACATCTACTAGTAGCTCTACCAGTACCACAAGTACATCGTCTAGCACAAGTACTTCTACGAGTACATCGACAAGCAGCTCTACTTCCACTACTGCCACAACTCTTCTTGAATTTGATATATTTGAAGAGAAAGCTATTATAGACACTAGTTCTGAAAAGATGGTGGTGGATACTGATTATGACAAACCTCAAATTGAAAGCGAAAAAGAATTGTTGGCAATAGACAGTGAAAGCATGAAACCTGAAGTTTGAAAGTTTTACCTTTAATAGTTAAAATAAATCAATGACATCGTTTCCAAACAGTTTACCAAGTTTTAGCAACCCGTCTGGGAGTGACTATCTAAATTCACCAGCTCATGCTACACAGCACGCAAATGCTAATGACGAGATTGTTGCAATAGCCACCAAGGTTGGAACAGGTAGTTCAACTCCAGCTAGTGGAAAATATCTTAAAGGAACTGGTAGTGGAACCTCAGAGTGGTCAACTCTGGTAATAAATAGAGCTTTTAGCTTTTATATTGCTGGTTATCCGACGGTTGCCAACGATTTGTCTTGGAATCCAACCTCTCCACAAAATATGACTGCTGTTAAGTTGTGGGCATATTGTAAAACAGCTCCAACTGGAGCATCCTTAATTGCTAGAATTTACAACGTAACCCAAGACAAGGTTGTTGCAACAGTTACAATAAGTGCTGGTTCTACTTCAGGAAATAATGAAACAATGACAAATGAGTCTATAACGGCGGGTGATGTTTTAAGAGCAGATGTGACTCAAGTTGGCTCTACTGTTTCTGGGGCTGATATCTCTTTAGTGCTAGAATGCACAGCATAAAATATGTATGTCAAACTTAAATTTATGGCAAAGGTTGGACAGGGTTTTGTATGGACTTCCGTTTGGTGATGGTTCTGATGGTGATTATAATTCTTCAACCATTCCAACAATGACCTACCGTTCCTGTTCTGGAACGGCTGGTTCTACAACCCTAACTCTTGGTTCATCTGCTTTTTCTAATGGAGATGTTTTGCTTATACACCAAACAAGGGGTACAGGAGTTGGACAGTGGGAAGTTAACAGAGTTGTCTCTGGTGGTGGCACAACCTCACTTACCCTGCTTAAACCACTCCAATACACCTACACAGATAGTGGGGCCTCACAGGCACAGGCGGTTAAGATACTTAGATATAACAATGTAACCTGCCCATCGGGAACTTGGACAGTGCCGTCTTGGAACGGAGATACTGGCGGAATTTTCGTTTTAGCTGTAAGAGGAACATTAACTATAAGCGGAACGATAAGTGGTGGTACTTCTGGTTTTCGTGCTTCTAGTAGATTATCAGTTGGTAGTTATAGTACTGGGACTTATTATAATGCTTATCAAGGAGAAGGTTCTGCAAACATTTATTCTTACACCTATGTTCCAAATGGAAATGGTGGTGGTGGCGGAACTCTGTATCATTTTGCTAATGGCGATGAGGAGTGTTCTGGTGGCGGTGGTGGAGGAAATTATGGAACTGGTGGATATTCTAGTGCTGATGACCCCGGTAAATTGTACGCTGGTCAAGGTGGTTATTCTGTCAGTTCTAGCGATTTGATAACCTTTACTCTTGGTGGTGCTGGTGGGCATGGCGGAATGTATTCTAATCAAACTGGTCGTGTTGGTGGAAATGGTGCTGGTGCTGTTTTGTTATTTGCCAAGATTATTCCAACCATAACAGGAGCAATTTCACTTACTGGAGCAAACGGAGAAGACAATGTGGGTGACCATCAATCAGCTGCTGGTGGTGGCGGCGCTGGTGGAATTTGTTTGATTTGTAGTCAAACAGCTGATATAGGGACAAGTAAAATAAATTGTTCTGGTGGAAATGGAGGCAACGGTGCAAACTATGGTGGTGGACACGGTGGTGGTGGGGGTGGTGGTGTTGTTAGAGCATACTATTCAAACACATTTAGCGGAACAGCTGTGGCAAATGCTGGTACAAATGGTTCTTCTGGTGGTGCAACAACTGCACCAACCAGTGGTGTTACTAGTTCTACTCAAGATACAACTTTGAGAGAAAATGTATTTTTCGGTGGTATGGTTTAAAATATAATTATGAGAATATACAAATGCGACAATTGCGGAAAAGAATTTACGCAGGCTCTTGATTTTGAAGAATACAAAGATGAACACGGCGTTTGGCATGTTATTGATTTATGTGCTGAATGTCGTAAAAATATCAATATCCAAAAGGAAAATAATATAAAGGAAACATTATCCAATATTGTTAAAAAAACATCTAAAGCAAAATGATAGTAAAGATTAAAAATCCAAGTGTAAACAACGGTGTCCAAACAGAGCTGTCAAGTGACTACTCTTCTGGAACAACCTTATATGTTGAATCAACAACTGGTTTTTCTGCTAACCAGTATATCCTGATTGGCGAACCCAACCTTGAAAAAACAGAAATAGCAAAAATAAACTCCATTGTTTCTGCTACACAACTGACAATCACTTCGCTTTCATTCTCGCACGCAAGAGGAACTCCGGTTTATTATATTTTGTGGGATAAATATGAACTTCAGTATAAGACCACCTCGTCTGGAAACTGGAATACATATAGCGGAATGCCAGCCTCTCTTAATTATGATGCCTTATATACAGAGTATGTGGATTCTTCTGCGACAAGCAGTTATCAATGGAGATATAGGTATTATTCTACCGAGAAAGATACTTATTCTGATTATTCTAATACTATCAGTGCAGGTGGTTGGTCTAAAAACTCTGTTGGTTATATGATTGGTAAAATAAGAAAAACCATCAATGACCCAGAATCAAAAACAATTAGCGACGCAGAAATTATCAGATATTTAAATGCCGCCCAACAGAAAGTATATTCTTTATATGACAGGTGGTGGTTTTTGTTTGTCGTTGGAGAACCAATTCTAACCCAGTCATCTGTCAAGAAATATAACCTGCCGCCTGACTTTGGCAGAATGCATACTGTTTTGTTTAATTATGTTAGCGGTAGCACTGATATAACTTACAATCTCAAATATCTTTCAATGGTTGAATTTGACTATGTTAGTGCCGATAATACCGCAGAAAATGATGATGCTTTAAAATATTATACGATTTATCCAGGAGATTCTAACAATGAAAGTGGTTATCTATATGTCTATCCAACTCCCGACACAAATGGATTGGAGATTGTTCCCCGATATTACAAGGTAATACCAGACCTTGATAATTATGGGGATGAAACTGTAATACCAATTCCAGAAATGCTTGAGAATTATGCTATATCTCGTGTATTGGCAATAAGAGAAGAAGACTCAAGAGCTACTAATTATGACAAACTATTTAGGGAACAAATTGAACTTCTTAAGCTAATGCAAAGAAAACAAACTGGTTCTATGAGATATATCTGGAAATATCAAGGAAAAGATGCTGAAGATAGATATTTTGGGAAAATGCCTTTAAATATTGACCAGATTAGAGAAAATTATTTTTAAATGGGAAACTATGCAAATTTTTCAAACTTTGACTTTTCTGGCGGAATGGACAATGCCATTGGTAGTCTTGTTTCGCCAGATAACGAATGTCGTCTAATTGTTAACGGAGAGCTTGAGCAGATAGGTCCGATTCACAAAATAAGAGGATACGAAAAGCGTGGTGAAATTGTGAACAATGGATACGAAATTTTGGGAAGCATGGCTGGTGTTAAGTCGGATGGCACGATAAAGCAAATTGTTATTGCGGATGGAGAAACAAGTGCCGATGCTTACACTTTTAATCCAATCAATGGTCAATGGACTCCACACGGACTATCTCTTTCAACTGGAGCAAGAGCGGAATTTGAGTATTTTCTAGACGGTTTCTTCATGGTTAACTTTGAAGATGCAACAAGATGGAATAACTATATTCAGTGGTTTACTACCACAAATGTAACAAATGCCCCAAAGGCAAAATATATTAAACAATATCTTTCAAGAATTTATCTTGCATATGTATCCTATGATGGAAACACATATCCATCAAGAGTAGTCTATTCCAATCTTCCTGATGACAGCACGAATCCAATGACGATATCGTGGAACAACAGTGAAAACTATTTTGATGTTGATAGCGATGATGCCGATGTCATAAGAGGCTTGGATGTAAATGCAAATAGGCTTTTAATTTTTAAGGAAAAATCTCTGCACCGATATGATACAAACACAAGATACAGAGTTCCAGGAGCACCAGGAACAACTTCCAATAGAAGTATTGTTACAATGCTTGGTTACACAATTTATCTTAACAAAGATGGTCTCTGGATATATGATGGGACAACATCAAGAAAAATCTCAAGAAAAATTGATTACATAATAAAAGGAATGTCAACCAAGAATATTTATTCTGCTTGTGCTTGGCAGAAGGGAGACAAGTATTTTCTTTATGCTGGTGACATAGACAATGAAGAAGACGATATAAAAATAGAAAAATGTCTTATTGAATACGATGTTCCCAAAAATGCTTTTACTGTTAGAAGCATTCCGATTGAAATAACAACTTTTCACACTTTAAGAGATGACAGAAGCAGTTTTACCTATAATGATGCAACAGTTACTTACAATGATGCCAATGTTACCTATAATGGACTCCTTTCTGCTGAAGATAGAATATACTGTGGAACCAAGGACGGAAAAGTATATCACTTTGATTACGGCAATTCATTTGATGGAGCGGACATTCCGTTTATTGTAGAAACCAAAGATTATTATCTTAATTATCCAGCTATTTATAAGTTGTTTCAGAAGGTTTTTATTTTTGTAAGTAGTAAGAAAGCTGTTACTGTCCAGTTTAAGATTGATGATGGAAGGTGGAAAACATTGGGAAGAGTAACATCAAAGAATTCAGAGTTGGTATTTCCGTCTGGTTGCAGGGGAAAAAAGATTAGATTTAGACTACTTGAGAGTGGCAGTGGAGAAAGATTTTCGTTTGATGGATTTGATATTTACTTTACACTACAAACCTTACTAAAATGACAGACTTTTTTGAAAAGACTGGTTTTAATAAATTTCTTGAAAGAGAACAGCCAGGCAATCAATCTGGTTTTCTTGGCGGGGCTGAATTTGATGCAAGACTTGATGAATTGTTATTTAATAGGATAATTAAGTTAAAAGATTTGAGAGAAAAACCACAGGGTAATGATAATGGTAAAATATATTGGGATGGAGATAATCAAAAGTTTAAAATATGGGTTGGAGATGGCGGTTGGGCTGATGTGGTTTATACTACAACCAGTACATCAACAAGTAGTTCAACTAGCACGTCAAGTTCAACTAGTACGACAACATAAATATGCCAAGTGTAGAATGGATTAAACAAAATTATCCTGGTTATGCAGGATGGAATGACCCCGCTGCTATACAAGCCGATTTTGCAGCAACTGGTGGAGTGGGTAAAGAACCACGTGGCGAATCTACATCTTCCAGTTCTTTTTCAGTAGATTCTATTCTTTCAAATGCAATAAATTCTGTTACTGGTATGATTAAAGAACCACCGAAACCATATGAGGAAGCGAATCCTTTTTTCTTCGATGAACAGCTCGCAAGACAATCAGCAACGGCTCAATATGCACCATATTATGATGAAACCCTTTCAGACTACATTGCCACAGTAGAAAGAACAAAGAGTAGAAGTCAGGAAGATTTGCGCAAAATAATGGATTATTTGTCTGCTAGTAAAGAATATTTCGTGGGTGCCGAAAGAAGACTGCTTGATAAAGCAATTAGGCAAGCCAATGAAGGGTATGCTGGGGCTGGTTTGTTCTTTAGTGGTGCCAGACAAAGAGATATTAAAGAATTAAAGGAAGAATCTGGAGCCAAGTTGGGTGAATATGAACTTGGTTATAAGTATAACATAGGAAAAGCACAAACAACTGCAGAAAGAACTTTAGAAGATATTGAGACAGAAAAGGAACAAAAGCAAAGAGACATTGAAAGAGAAAAAAAGTTTGCTATTGAAAGCGGTGTATTGCAAAGAAAATCAGAAGCACAAGAAGAATATGAAGCTGGAAGAAAAAAGTATTATGAGGACTATTTGTATGGCATAGTATAAAATAAAAATATGGGAGACCTAACTTCTTACTACAACGACCCAAATTTACAGAAAGCGGCTGGAGAGGCAGAAACAGCTGGAACCCAAGCTGCTGCTTATTTAAGTGCAGCATCTCTTCTGCCTCAAAAGTTAAGAGAGGCTATTCAGGAAAAATTGGACTATAACAGAGACCTTATAGAACAAAAGAACAAAGCAATGTCTGAGTACTTTCAGGCCCCATCTGCGGCAAGAGCAAAATATGGTAGCCCTGAATCATCTCAATACATATTTAATCCAATGCAACAAGAAGCTCTTGTGGCAAAAGAAAAAGCAATGGCATACCAGCCTTATGCTAACTTGGTTGATATCCTTGGTGAAAGAAAAGGAACATTAGCGGATATTCTTCAGGCTGGCACACAAGCATTTCAAGCAGATGTTACAGCAAAACAAACAGCCTCTGAACTTGCACAACAGAAATACAAGGATTTATTAGAGCTTGCACAGCTTAAGGCCGATGCGGCTTACAAAGCGGAGTCTCTTAAGAAAGGCTCTAGTTCTGGTTTTGAAGACATGTATTTGGAAGCGAAAAGACTAGGACTTCTTGACGATACTACAAATACTCAGGCAAATGAGCCACAAGAACCAATGCCAAATTATTCTCCAGCTTCTGGTAAGGGGACTCTCTCTCCAAGGGGAGAATGGATTTATACAGGAAACGGCCCACTTGGATGGGAACCAAGCGGTTTTGTCTCGGAAACTGGTGGTGAAATTAGTAATACTGTAACTGGAGGCAAAAAGCCATCGTTAGAGGAAATTCCGTGGTAAAATTAAATTATGGACGACAGAATCAGAGTTAGAATAAAAAGTACAGGAGCGGTAGGGACAATACCGAGAAGCAAGTATGACCCCAACATCTATGAGGAGGTTGGAGGCAGTCTTCCTGCTGTTCCAGAAACCCAAACAACACAATCACCAGAAACCAATACAAGTCAAATTCAACCAAATGCTGGTACAACACAGGGGCTTGATTTAAATAAAATACACATTCTTCTTGGCTTGCTGGCTGCTGGCAAGGGGCAATATGGAACAGCTTCTGCGATTTTTGCCAGAACAAAGGAATCTGCTGCCGAAGTTGCAAAAAAGCAACAAGTAGAACAAGCCAAAAGTGTAAGCAAGCAATTAGACTCTCTAATTAAAGACTGGGACAAAATGAAGTGGTATGAGAGACTCCCGTTGCCAGGAATTGCAAGGATTTCTCCACAAAGGACAAAATATGAAACTCTCAAGGGTCTTTATAATACACAACTCATTCTTCTGTGGGAAGACAAAAGAATAACTGATGCTCAGAGAAAATTGTTTGAGGCATTTTTTCCCGACCCGCTAATGTCAAAAACCGCAGCCAGGGCAAGAATAGAAGCTATAAAGGAAATTATTAACAATTATGCTCAAGTTGTATCTCCCTATAAATATCAAAACCAGCCGCAGACAACTGACTTAAATACTTTACTGGATTATTTAAACGAAAAATAATATGGACGATATAGAAATAAGAGACGAGACTTTTAGACAACAAGCATTAAAGTATGGTTACTCTCCAGAAGAGATAGACTTTGAGTTGAAAAAGAGGCATGCAGCTATGTCAACAGCTCAAAAAGTTGCTTACCATATTGCAAAAGCTGCCCCAGCAGTAATGGGAACAGCCACTTCGTTTGCTGGTTTTGCACTTGGAAATCTGCCGGGCATGGCATTAGGAGGATTTTCTGGAGTAGCAGCGGGTGAGGCGGTAGAAGATATGATATTAAGACTTTCTGGAATCAGAACGCCACAGACAAAACCCACAACAGATGCCATTTTACAAGCAACAATAGATGGCCTGATAAGTGCTGCTGCTAATGTTGGAATAGGCTTGACTGGAAAAGCAATAGGAACTGGAGCTGGTCTGTTATCAGGCAAAATGTCAACTAAAATTGGAGCGAAACTTGGAGCACAAAGAGCTGGAGTAGAATTGCCAAGAGAGATGGTAGAAAAAGATTTGGCACAAGCACTCCAAAAAAGTCACCAATATAGAATGGCAGATTCAGAAATGCAAGCAAAAATGCTTGATAAGCTAAAAACAATGCTTGACATTTCAACTAAAGGTGAAAACGTAAATCTTCAGGAACTTTATCAGAGTTTGAATGGATTGAGAGGAACAACGAGTCCTGGTGTCTACAATGTTTTGCACGGAAGTCAAGGAAATCCTGGTGTTATAAAAACAGTTCTCAACCAATATCAGCCATCAAATATAGCGGGAACAGCAAAGTTATATTCTACAACACGTTCAGCAGAAAAATTTTTGAGACAGTCAAAAAACTCTCTCGCAAGGTCACTCCCCTGGATTTTAGGTGGAGGCTGGCTAGCAGGAAAAGTTAAGAAAACATTGGGTGAGAGTTTTGGTCCTTAATCTCTAGGAAATAATAAAGACGACAACAAAAATCCAATAAAAACCACAACAAACAATTCAAATGCTGCCCAGATATCTATAAACGCAGAAAGAATTATTATTAAAACCGTGATTAGAAATATTCTTGTTAGGAGATTCATACTATGATGATAACTCATTATTTTTTATTTGTCAAGAGGGAATCTTATCTCACCCATCTAATTGCATCTTCTAGGTGCTTATAGCCAATAAACTTGTGTTCATAAGGGAAGAAAACTATTGCGTGTCCGGGTTGTCCACCTCTACCTCCTATCCCGTGTTGGCGTGCCCATCTATCATCTTGCTTATAAGTTCCACCAATAGAGATGAGCCTTTCTTTACCACCCCGTTCCCAAGTCAACAATTCTGACTGGTGGGTATGCCCAAGCAAAACCACTTCTGCTTCGGGATATTCGTGTTCCCAAAACCTCTTCCCCATATTTGTTGGGTTGAGCTTTGAATTGTGAACAACTGCACCATTTGTTAAACAAAACAATTCCCCCTCAACTTCTATGTCAAAAAGTG